AGAAGCATCATTAGCGACATGATTACTCTGTACGAAGAAAACAAGAAGTACAGAGGTAAAGGAATTTTGGTTTTTAATCCTGCAGAACCTACTGCTAGTAAGTACTGCACGATTCAAGATCTTGAGGCTGACTTGTCTATCGCACAAGAATCCATGGTGAAAGATTTAGAAACTATGTTTCAAAAAGTTATTGATTTTGTTGAAAAGGAAAGTAATTCTGGTTTAGCCCTTATTGCTTTCTACGAAGAAGATCACCTCGAGCTTATGCGTCTCGATCCTGAGCACGCTAATGATGTTATTGATTCCGCTACCAACGGTCTTATCCTCTGAAATGGCTTATCAGCGTCCAGCACCCGAACCCCGGTTCAAAAAAGGAGACTTAGTCAAAGAGACAAAACACATCGCGCTTCAAGTCAACTTCAACCCTCGAGAATACAAACGACTACCTCGGGGGATTGGAACAGTAATTGACGTAATTGTCAAGAAAAACCGAGCTGGGTCTAAGCATTTTTACTACAGTGTTTTATGGTCAGGAACTAAAACAGAAAGTACACACAGTCAGATGCGTCTCGCATTAGTCGAAGAAACACAATCTGAATAGTGCTCGCGTCGTTTGACTTTATTTCACCTCCTGATTTAATCGCTGTAACCACAGCGTTCTTAGGGGGTGAGATTTTTTTAGATCCTGCTTCGAACGAAAGAGCGAACACGGTTGTTCAAGCGTCACGCTTTTTTACCTGGGAACACAATGGACTAAACCAAACATGGAAGGGCAAAAATGTATATCTTTATCCCCCTAGAGATCTAGCTCTTAAGAACGAACAGCCTAAGTCGACTAAGCTCTTCGAAAAAACTAATTACTTTAAAAAATCAAACCAAAGAGTCTGGCTTGAGCAAGCACATAAAAAATGGTTAAAACGTGAGTTTGATGAAGGAATAGTATTTATTACCTCCACTGAAGTAGCTTTACTTTCCACTCAAAAATCTGGAATAGATTTACCAATCTGTATTCTCAGAGAACACCCTCAGCTTATAAAAGATGACGAGGAGATGACTGTGAAACGAAACTCAAAAGTATTTGGTTTTGTTTTTTATCTCCCGTCTCTTAAAAATTACGAGCACCGAATCCATGATTTTCACCAACTATATAGTGATCTCGGTCGTGTATACCTCTGAGAGATTCTTGTGAAGACCATGAATCATCAGGTCCATATTCATCGCGGTTTGCAAAGCCGTAACCCACGGGGCGGCTTCTTTGTAAAGACTGTCTTATCTCTTTTTTCTTTTCAGCTCTGAAGTCTGAGTCAGCAAAAATCTTTCCTGCTAAACGAAAAGCTTGATTTTTATCAGTGTGCGTGCCTCTTCTGTACGCAAAACTGTCAGCTTTCTTTTCAGCAGGTGATTTACCAAGACTCATAATCAAGCCGAGTATTTCATCAGATCTTGAATGCCACGGTTTTTAGAGTAGAAATCACTCATGCCTTCACGGCTGTAACGTTTGCCAGGTGCTCCCGCTCCCTGAATAAACTCCTGAGACTGTTGATCCATATAATTCATAAGACCCCCTGCTTCTGATGCTTCTTTAAACTTGTTGATGTAAGTGTTTGAAACATCTTCTAATTCACTCATATTCATAGCTACGGTTGTTGGATTTGTAGCTTGCTGCATAAACGTAGGGCGGTTTAGATTGCTATAAGACTCCATATAATCATCAATCGCACCACGTTGAGTTTTAGTGTCAGCTGCAATTGTTGCTCCGTATTTAGCAGGATAAGTATTTAAAAAATTGTATCCGCGCTGGGCTGCTGGCTCTAAATAATTTTGAAACCGACCTTCAGTGCGATTGACAAACTCAGGAGTTGACTGACCGGTGAGAAAAGCAATGTCGTTGAGTGTATTACGAAGTTGATTTAAATTTTTGAGAGTTTCTGCGTTTACACGTTCTGTAGCGCGTTCGATTAGCTCGTTATCAAAATATGCCGCAGGTCCTGCTTGGATAAGCCCACCTAAAGTTTCAGAAAAAGGGCCGGTATCTGAATCACCGCCGCCAAAAAGATTTCCAAGAAGACCTTCTAGACCTTTGCCGATTGCAGTTTGAAAAATGTTTCCGAGATCCAAACCTCCGCCGCCGGTAACGACGTCACTCATACCGCCAGGAGCTACAGACACTTTGATACCGCTACTTTCTTAAATTATAAGACGTCTATGCAGCACGTTTGAAATCTTTAACTGCTTGCTCGATAATTCCTTTGGCAGCTCTCATCTTATCTTCAATTGAAGGCACACCAGAACCTTGATCTTTTTTAAGTGCGTCAAGTTTTGCACCTAGTTCTTGAAGCTCAGCGCGGACACCCATCTCCTCTGCTCCCATAGGACGCGCAGCAGGAACGTTTGAACTACCCGTGGAAGACACCATTTCACCAAAACGGTTAATGGTGTCCATATTTTTATTCACGCCCAAAATATTATCTGTAGGAAAAACGGTCTCTCCCACAGCGGCAAAGTTAATCGGGCTTGGGTTATTAAAACCAGAAGAAAAATCAATATCTGAAGTAATAGGAAAGGAAGAAGAATAAGACATAGTGATTAGCGAAGAAACTTTTTGTAAGTGCCGTGCCTGTATACACTCCAGGCAGTTAGACCACTCGTATCATAAATCCTTTTGGCTGCTTTCATATTCACAAGAGGATCAAATAAAGCTTCATTGCTGTCGATACCAAACTCTTTCCGACGTGAAGTGCCAAGTTGGTAGTACGGAAAATCAATCATATTAATCTGCATCAAACCATATGAGTTATCTGCAGTTTTTAGATTGTCATTATGAGCATAAGGGTTTCCTGATGACTCAGCTAAACCTATAGCTGCCATCGTGGATGAAAGCGAGGGAGAAAAACCAGCTTCTTCAGCAAGAGCTTTCAACTCGTAAAAAGTAAAAACTTTAGGAGCTGAAAAAACAGGAGCTGAAAATACTAGAAAAAATACAAGTGATAACAGTATTGATTTAATCCGCTTCATCTTCTAATTCATCGAATACTCCAATATTAGGATCAACACAAACACCAAGCTCATCAACTACGTATTTAAATGCGCGTTCACGACAGACCAGCCTGACGATTCTGTTCCAAAGATATTGATCTCTTTCTCTTCCTTTGAGTTCGTGTGCAGCGTTTTTGATTCGAGTCAGTACGAATTCATCTTCGAGCGTGAGACTGACACTGATATGTTCAGAGCCGTTCATCGTATCGATGCTGCTGACTTTAGTCTAATTACAAATAAACGTCTACACTATGTCATTACATGCTCACCAGTTCTTGCATGACCAATATCCTGCGGTGAGTTTAGACTTTTTCTCATCGCAGTTGTGCCTTGCACGAAAATTCTTGCGTCGTTCAGGGTTGTCACTTTTGTTCTCCATGTTCGCATCTCCGAACCGTACGAGACGGACCTTATCGCCTTCCTTAGCCGCCACAGCAAACTGTTTGCCGCCCTGCACGTCGCGTTTTGGCTTGTTGTAGCCGCTAAAAACTTCTCCTGCTAAGCGAATTCGTGCCATTAGCTACCGTCAAGGAAGTCTTGATATATCATAACCTCCATGGAACATTAAGACAAAATAAGGGACGTTTTATTTGTTGCTGTGTAGGTATTTCCTGCTAATGTTTTGTCGTTGAGATCACTCACTACTTAATTCGCATGGAATCCCAGAAGCTGCTC